AAATGAAAGCCGCACGCCTGGTCTGGATTCATTTTGTGCGCCCCCTAAAGGGGCGCACACAAAATGAATCAGACCAAGACCGGCGTGCCCCGATTTCAGAGGACGAATCTCAGCACACAAAACGAATCGCCCTGCCCCCGCCCACGTTGGCCCACGTCGCGTTGGTACGGGCAAGGCGAACGAATAGACCACCAAGCCACCGTGGGCCACAGACGCCAACGTCGTGCGACTGGGCCGAGGCCAAGCACTGGGTGCCAGACTGGCAGGCGGCAGGCCGAAGCCTGGGCATGGGGTTGAGCACTGGATGGTTCCTCCCTGGCCCAAACCAAACGAAATGGCCGCGGGAACGGCAACGCTTATAGACAGACTTTCTTTCTCAAAGGAAAATTTTCATGAAGATCGAATTACGTGACATTGACCAGGTCCAACCCTATCCCGGCAACCCCCGCATCAACGACGATGCCATCGACGCGGTGGCTGCTTCTCTGCGGGAATTTGGCTTCCGTCAACCCATTGTCGTCGACAGCGAGTATGTGATCATCGTCGGGCACACCCGTTGGAAAGCAGCCAAGAAGCTGGAACTCGCCAAGGTCCCCGTGCATGTGGCCACCGACCTGTCCGACGCGCAGGTCAAAGCCTACCGCCTTGCTGACAACCAGACCGCCAGCCTTGCCGAATGGGATTACAAACTCCTGCCCATCGAATTGTCAGCCTTGCAGGAGCTGGATTTTGACATGGGGCTGCTGGGCTTTGACCAGGAGGAACTCACCCGTCTGGTCAGTGGCGACGTGCAGCAGGGATTGACCGACCCGGAAGATGTTCCTCTACCGCCGGACGAAGCGACCACCCAACCGGGCGACATCTGGGTTCTGGGCAATCACCGCTTGATGTGTGGCGACAGCAGCAAGCCCGAAGACCTGGATCGCCTGCTGGCGTCCGGTGGTGCCGAGGTCATTCATCTGGTTAATACCGACCCGCCGTATGGGGTCTGCGTGGAGCCACGCTCCAACAATGCAATTGCTGCTGGCAATTCATCTTTCAAGCAATCCCATCACCAGAAGATGGACCTGGCCCGTCATCCTGAAAAAGCCAAGCCCACACAGAAAAAGCTTCGTGCCAAGGATCGCCCGTTGGTCAACGACTTTGTCACGCCCGAAGAATTCGACCGGTTGCTCGATGCCTGGTTTGGCAACATCGCGCGGGTACTGGCTCCGGGCCGGGGTTTCTACATCTGGGGTGGGTACGCCAACTGTGCCAACTACCCGCCGTTCCTCAAAAAGCATGGCCTGTATTTCTCGCAGGCGGTCATCTGGGTGAAGGAGCATCCGGTGCTCACCCGCAAGGATTTCATGGGCAATCACGAATGGTGCTTTTACGGTTGGGCGTCCGGCGCAGGCCACAAATTCTACGGGCCAAACAATGTGCCGGACGTCTGGAGTGTCAAGAAGGTCAACCCGCAGAGCATGATTCATCTCACGGAAAAACCCGTCGAGTTGGCGGTGCGTGCGATCCAGTATTCATCGTTGGCGGGTGAGAACGTACTCGACCTGTTCGGTGGCAGCGGCTCAACCCTGATGGCGGCAGAACAGACCGGGCGACATGCGTACCTGATGGAGATCGACCCGTTGTATGCGGATGTGATCGTGCAGCGATGGGAGAAGTTCACGGGGCAGAAGGCAGAATGCATCAGTGCTGCTGAAAAGGCTCAACCGAAGAAAACCCCGAGCCAACAGGATGTGGTCGGGGTTGGTGGTGGCAAGGAGAAGTGTTGAATGTCATCCGCTGTGTGTGAACAATCCCCGGTCGGTTTTCTTGAACCTGCTCTGCTCGCCTTTGGTTTGAATCTCCCGAATCATGGCTGCGTAGATCGTGGCGTGTGGGGTCTTGCCATTGGTTGTCCAAAGGCCATCGTCGATCATCCGTTGGACGATGTCCCGGCATCGCATGGGCTGATCGGATGCCTTGAGAATCTGGGCGGCAATATCCAGGCCGCTGCTTTTTTTGCTTTTCTGCGGTTTGGGCGTCGAACGTTTGCGGGGTGCGTTGCCATCAAGGCTATTGGTGATCGCTTCGTCGATGGTGATCGGCAGCGGCTCGACGATGCGTTCCTTCGTGACCTTGGCGACGGCCTTGGCACGTTGCTTACGGGTGGCGGGTTTGGACGGTTGAATCTTCTTGGTACGTGGCATGATCAATGCTCCTTTGGCCGTGTTGGTAGAAATCAGGCTGGCCAGGCCCTCCCCCGGAAGCAAATCCGGAATGGGGTTTTACAAACCGAGTTCTTTGACGATCCGCTCCTGCTGTTCCTTGCCGCCAAGGGCTTGGATCAGTTGCTGGGTGAACCAAAGCACTTCTCGGTTGACGTTGCCATCGTTGGTCTGTGTGTTGTGCAGGCGTGCGGCGATGGCTCCGACCGCATCGGGCGAAAGGTTGTCGCAGATCGTTTCAATCATCTGTGGCGTGTTGCTGGCTTGGCCTGCCCGGTATGCGGCCTCCAAGGCGTCGCCTACTTCCCATACAGCGACGTTGTGGAAATCCAGGCAGTCGCGTTTGCGGGTTTTGAGTGTTTGGATGTGCAGATGCTGCTTGGCGATCTTGCTGATGATGGCGTTGATGGTTTTCATTCTGGTCTCCGTGGTTTGGGGTTAGTCTGCGAAGCGTTGCAGTTCGGTGTAGTAGTCCTGTACGTCGCCGCCTGTGCCGCGTATGCCGTCGCAGCGTTGCTGGAGGATCTTGGCGATGTTGTAGAGTTCGTCGCTGTCGGTGCGGGAGGAAATCTCCCAGGTTTGCCAGGCTTGTTCGTGTGCCTTGGGGTTGCGAAGGATGCTGTCGATCCGGATGGTCTGGCTTTCGCGGGTGCTCCGGGGACGTTCGATGCTTGCGTGTCCGTTGTCGCCTTCAAGTTCAATTCGTTTGATACGCATCTATGTTTTTCCTTTCGTGCTGCGTTGTGGACACATTGAGCCATTCATTTTCAATGACATCAAGGCATCTTTCTGACATTGTGGGTAACTCTTGAATGTGCCCATTTCCCCTTGAAACAAGAGGTTTTTGCCATGCCAAAGACACCCGGCAACCAGCCGGTCAATCCAATGGCTTTGTCTATAGAAGAAGTGTCACGGCTGCTCTCTGCTGCGGGTAGCAGACGAATTACCCCCGAGCAGATTCAGGCAGATGTTGATTGTGGCATGCCGATTGGAGCAGATGGCAAGATCAATCTGATTCACTACGCCGCGTGGTTAGCCAGAGAGGTACAGGCCCGTTGAGTCCCGGTAACAATCCACCATCTCGAAATCTCGACCCGCGACAATTGCGTGTGGCAGAGGCGGTCCGGCTGCTCAATTCATCCCCGTTGGGTGAAGTGATTCAGCCGCATGTGGTCTATCGCCATCTCAACCGTGCAGCCAGTCGAATCGCTGCACCGGGAAACCTGCGTCGGCTTGACCTGTTGCGATATGCAGCGTGGCTATTCCATGAACGCCAGGAGATGTCGCAGGAACCGGACATGTCCGACTCTGCCGACAGTCCATACTCCCGGCACAAGGATGCAGTCAACGCTCGGAGTCGTGCAGCATCAGAGTCATCGCGTGACATTGGTTCTGATGGTTGGGTCCACCCACCCGTCAATACAGAGCGAAAGGAATCCTGCCGAAACAGCTTTCGTGAGTTTTGCGAGCAGTATTTCCAGCAGACTTTTCATTTGACCTGGTCGCCGGACCACCTGGCTGTGATTGCCAAGATTGAACAGGCCGTATTGGAGGGTGGTTTGTTTGCCATGGCTATGCCGCGTGGTTCAGGCAAAACCTCGTTGTGCGAAACAGCATGTCTATGGGCATTGGTTTATGGGCATCGGCAGTTCGTAGCGTTGATTGGTTCAGATGAAGATCACGCTGCGGACATGCTCGATTCGATCAAATCTGAACTGGAAAACAATGATCTGATCGACGAAGACTTCTCGGAGGTCACCGGGCCAATCCGCGCATTGGAAGGCATTCACCAACGTGCTGCAGGGCAGTTGTACCGTGGTGCACGCACGCATATTGGCTGGACCTCCAAGGAGATCATCCTGCCGAATATCGAAGGTTCCGCTGCGTCTGCGGGGATCATCAAAGTCGCGGGGATCACGGGTCGTATCCGTGGCATGAAGCATAAACGCGCTGATGGGAAAACAACACGTCCATCTTTGGTATTGCTGGATGATCCGCAGACGGATGAGTCGGCCCGTTCGCCATCGCAGTGTGCCACGCGCGAACAGATTCTGTCGGGTGCGATCCTGGGGTTGGCTGGACCGGGCAAGAAGATTGCTGGCCTGATGACGTTGACCGTCGTGCGGCCCGACGACATGGCCGACCGGATTCTCAATCGCGACAAACACCCACAGTGGCAAGGCCAACGCACTAAGATGGTCTATGCGTTCCCGCCATCCGGTAGCCCCGCCGACAAACTCTGGCAGCAGTACGCACAGATCCGTGCTGAAGGTCAGCGGACAGACCGTGGCACTGGTGAATCCACTGCGTTTTATCGCAAGCATCGCCAGCAGATGGATGAAGGCTTTGTCGTTGCCTGGCCTGAACGCCACAATCCCGACGAGTTGTCAGCAATCCAACATGCGATGAACCTGAAACTGGATCAGGGCGAAACCGCGTTCTGGGCTGAATATCAGAACGAACCGCCGGTTTTGGATCAAGGCGAAGAGATGCTGGATGCGCACACTATCGCATCCAAAACCAACGGACATCAACGTGGTGAAGTGCCGTTGGGTGTCAATCACATGACCATGTTCATCGACGTCCAGGGCAATGTACTGTTCTGGATGGTCTGCGGCTGGGAGGATGATTTCACCGGCTACATCCTGGACTATGGCACGTATCCCGATCAAAAGCGGAGTTACTTCACGCTTCGTGATGTACGCAAGACGATGATGATGGCCCACCCCGGGACCGGCCTGGAAGGTGCGATCTATGCGGGGCTCGAAACGTTGACCGCCAAACGTCTGGCGCAGCATTTTCGACGGGATGATGGTGCGGAGCTGAGCATCGAACGTTGCATGATCGATGCCAACTGGGGCAACTCCACCGATGTCGTGTATCAGTTCTGTCGGCAAAGCAGTCATGCTGCTGTATTGATGCCAAGCCACGGTCGTTATGTGGGTGCGTCCAGCATCCCGTTCTCCGACTACAAACCAAAACGTGGTGACCGGGTTGGTCTGCATTGGCGTGTGCCCTGTGTTCAAGGACGTCGATCCATACGCTATGCATTGATCGATACCAACTACTGGAAAAGCTTTGTGCATGCCAGATTGGGTGTGGCCATGGGCGATCCGGGTTGTTTGTCGCTGTTTGCTCATGGCTCATCCATGGATCACCGGATGTTGGCAGAACATCTGACCGCTGAATACCGAGTCAAAACCGAAGGACGTGGTCGCCAGATTGATGAATGGAAACTGCGAACGCCGGGCCGCGACAATCACTGGCTTGACTGTCTGGTCGGATGTGCGGTGGCTGCGAGTATGCAGGGATGCGTGCTCTTTGGTACGGATGTTCGCCAGCAGAACAATCGTCCCCGAATCAAACTCTCAAGCATCAAACGCAAGGCGCGTTGATCCATCCACGTGAATTTTATTTTTCTTGTCTGAAGCATGCAGCACGAATCCAAACACGGTGACACATATAGGTAGATGACAAGTATTCTCCCACCCATGTCGGACAGCAGCCCACTGTTGATGGAACTTCGGTTCGTCAATCTCGTGGATCGTGACGATGCCATCCAGGAAGCGTGGATCGCGCATCTGGAAGGACGCAATCCCGCACGTGCGGTGGCGACGTTTGCCCAAAGACTCCGGCGAGAACGCCAACGCACTTTTACCACACACCATGTCACGGAGCTTACCGGATGACGGATGAACTGGATGAATCCATCGCTCAAAACGCCCAGGCCCCACGCAAAGCAGATGTCGATGGGATGACCGTCGAACAACATTCGCTTCCCGACCAGATTGCAGCAGACCGTTATCTGCAAAGCAAAAAGGCGTCCCGCAAAAAAGGCTTGGGAATTTCACTCAAAAAACTCGTCCCACCGTCGACTGACTGAACCACTTTGAGAACTCTGCATGTTTGGCTGGCTCAAATCCATCTCATCCGGCAAACGCACGCTGCAAGGCAAACAGCACAGCGATGTGCGTGTGATGCGTGCCCGGTACGATGCCGCAGTGACAACGGATGAAAACCGGCGTCACTGGGCTCATGCGGATGGTCTGTCACCCAATTCGTCATTGAGTCCCGATGTCCGCAGCACGTTGCGAAAACGTGCCCGGTATGAAGTCGCCAACAACTCATACGCCCGTGGCATTGTCCAGACACTGGCCAACGACGTGGTGGGCACCGGCCCGAGTCTGCAACTGCTCTGTGAAAACCCCACCGCCAATCGACTGGTTGAACAGGCGTTTTCCGACTGGGCAGATGCAATCGGTTTGGCTCAGAAACTCCGCACCATGCGGATTGCCCGAGCCGAAAGCGGCGAAGTCTTCGCCTTGCTCTTTGGCAACCCTCGCGTTGATCATCCTGTGCAGGTTGACATCCGCCTGATCGAAGCGGATCAGATTGCCACGCCGTACCTCACTTCGACACAAAGTATCAGTCGGCACGGTTCGTCGCTGGATGGGGTTGATGGGATCGTCTTTGATGTCTTTGGCAATCCCTGCGAATACCACCTGATGCGAAGCCATCCCGGTGACAATGCAATCTGGACATCGGGCGCAGAGTTCGATGCGATTTCCTCTGAGAGAATGATCCATTATTTCAAGCCGGATCGCCCGGGGCAGGCACGTGGGATTCCAGACATCACACCTGCACTGCCACTGTTTGCCCAATTGCGACGCTACACCTTGGCGGTGATTGCTGCCGCCGAAACCGCTGCCGACTTTGCAGCAGTGCTCTACACCGATGCCCCAGCAAATGGTGAAGCGGAAAACGTTGAACCGATGGACCTGGTGGAACTGGAACGTCGCATGGCCACGGTATTGCCCGGTGGTTGGAAACTCGGGCAGGTCACTGCTGAACAACCCGCCACCACCTATGGCGAATTCAAGAAGGAAATCCTCAACGAAATCGCCCGCTGTCTGAACATGCCATTCAACATCGCTGCTGGAAATTCATCGGGCTACAACTATGCGTCCGGTCGCCTGGACCACCAGACATACTTCAAGAGTGTCCGCGTTGAACAGTCACACATGGAGTCAGTGGTCCTGGACCGGATTTTTTCAGCCTGGATGTCCGAGGCGGTTCTGATCGAAGGACTCTTGCCTCAATCATTTCGCACGTCGTTTGCCAGATTCCCGCACCAGTGGTTTTGGGATGGGCATGAACACGTCGACCCGGCCAAGGAAGCCAACGCGCAATCCACACGTTTGGCCAGTAACACCACCACCTTGGCCATTGAATACGCACGACAAGGAAAAGACTGGGAAACCGAACTGCGGCAACGTGCCCGTGAGGTCGCCCTGATGAAACAACTGGGCTTAACCACAGACATTGTTCAGCCCAATAGCAAACCGCAACAGGAAGATGACGCAGCCGATGACAATGAATCAGCAACATCAAACTCAGCAGACTGAAAGTCAGACTCACGCCAATGGCCAGTTGCAACTTACCGCAACGCTGACCATTGATGCCCAGGCACAGGTCGATGACTCTGGTGGCCAACAGTCTGAGCCAATGCTCCCGCGTTTTTCAATGCTGGCATACACCGGCGGTCCCATGCGGTTGGCAGGCTGGAAATTCCCGGTCATTGTCGATCTTGCAGGTCTTGCCATTCCATCTCAAACCCGGCCGATTCGCGTGGGCCATGACACCGACAAACGCGTCGGGCACACCCATGCCATCCGCGTGGACAACAACCAACTCGTGGCTGAAGGCGTGGTCTCCTGCACCGGGCACACTGCCAAGGAACTTGTCGCGGATGCCCGTAACGGATTCCCCTGGCAAGCCAGCATCGGTGCTTCGGTTGAACAATTCGAATTCTTCAAGGACGGTCAGGTGGCCCAGGTCAATGGCCGCCAATTCACTGGTCCTGTCAACGTGGTCCGGCGTGCGACGCTGGGCGAAATCAGTTTTGTAGACCTCGGTGCCGATGGCAACACCTCGGCCAACGTGGCCGCATCGGCCAAGGAGAACAGCAGTATGAATCGTACCACCGCAACTTCCACCCTTTCCCCGAACTCGGATGCGTCGGATACCAATGCTTCCGAGAATCAGGCCGAAAATGCATCCGCAATTCAGGCCCAAACTCCGACGCCTGCTGCTCCGCCCAGCATCAATGCAAACAATGTCCCCGAAGCCGTGGCGGACATCCGTGCTCAGGTTGCTGCCGAAAGCAAGCGCATCGCAGCGATTCGTCAGATCTGCAATGGCAAGTTCCCGACCGTCGAAGCTCAGGCCATCGAGGAAGGCTGGGGTACGACCAAGACTGAACTGCACGTCCTGCGTGCTTCGCGTCCCAACATTCCGGTGGCACCGCACGGTGCTGGCCCGATGACGCAGCGTCCCAACAACCCGCAGGTGTTCGAAGCGGTCGCCCTGATGGCCAGTGGTTTGCCCAATACCCGCATCGAAGCGATGTACGCTGAACCTGTCCTCGAAGCTGCCGACAAGTTGCGCGGCATCGGTGTGCAGGAGTTCTGCGAACTGGTATCCGGCCAGCAACTGCCGCGTTTCCGTCGTGATGCTACCGGTTGGCTGCAGGCTGCTTTCAGCACGGCATCCCTTCCGGGGGTCCTCAGCAACATCGCCAACAAGATGCTGCTCGAGGGTTACAACTACGTCGAAGATGCCTGGCGTCGCATCGCCAAGATTGCCAGCGTCAACGACTTCAAAGAACACAGCCGCTACCGCATGACCGGCGCGTTCAAGTTCGAGCAGGTCGGTCCGGACGGTGAACTCAAGCACGGCAAGCTCGATGAACAGAAGTTCGGCCAGCGTGCCGACACCCACGGCATTATGTTTGCCCTCACCCGGCAGATGATCATCAACGATGACATGGGCGCGTTCACCGATATCCCGCGTCAGATCGGCATGGGTGCCGCTGAAGCCATCGCGGATGCAGTCTGGGGCCTGTGGCTGCGCAACCCCAACCAGTCCGACAACAAGACCTTTTTCCACGCCGATCACAACAATTATCTCGAAGGCGTGGATACTGCCTTGTCCGTCGATGGCCTGACCGCTGCTGAAGTCAAATTCAGCGAACAGATCAAGCCCAATGGCAAGCCCCTGGGCATGCCTGCCAACGTCCTGCTCGTACCCACAGCCCTGAAGGTCGCGGCTGAACTGCTCATGAAGAGCATCCAGCTCAACGAAACAACCACTGCCAACAAGGCCAAACCGTCGACCAATCCGCACGTGGGCAAGTTCGACGTGGTCTCCAGTGTTTACCTCGCCAATGCCAGCTTCACTGGAGCCAGCAGCAAGGCATGGTATCTGTTGGCCGACCCCAATCGTCTGCCCTCAATTGAAGTGGCATTCCTCAACGGCGTGGATCGTCCCACCGTTGAAAAAACCGATGCCGACTTCAACACGTTGGGCATCCAGTTCCGTGGCTATATCGACTTCGGCGTCCGCGAACAGGACCACCGTGGCGCACTAAAGATGAAGGGTGAAGCATGATTTGTCTTCGCGTGACTTCGTGACATTTTCTGATCCACTCAATTTCAACAGGAGTATTCATACATGACCGCAACTTACGTTCACAAAGGTGACAGTATCGACTACACCCCAGCCGCTGATGTGGCCGCAGGCGATGTGGTTGTCCAAGGCGACCTGGTGGGTATTGCCAAACTCGACATTCCGGCTGACACCCTCGGCAGTCTGTCGCTGACCGGCATCTTTGATGTCCCCAAGATCGGTGGCCCAGGCATGGCCATCACCACGGGCACCAAGCTCTACTGGGATTCGGCCAACAAATACGTGACTCCCACCGAAATCGAAGGCAAGTACATGGGCAAGGCTGTGGCTGATGCCGGTGACAACGATGCCACCGTGCGCGTCAAACTCACCGCATGATCAAAGGCGAACTGTATGGCCAGAGACTACATGAAAGAAGGCATGCAGTGGCTCGCCAAGGTTCGGGCAGGATGGTGTACGCAGGAAGTTGCCTATAAACAAGGCGAATCCTCGTACACCGTCCATGCCTCGCCGGGCATCAGCAAGTATGAAAAATCCACAGTAGGTGGCGTGACCATCGAGTCAAGTATGTGGGATTTTCTCGTGAATGCTGATGACTTCCCGGCGGAATTTGAGCCGACGCCCGGTGATATCCTGACGATGGACAGCAAGCAATACGAGATCACCAACTTCGGTGACGATGGCTGCTACCGCTACTGCGACCCGTACCACACAACCCTCCGTATCCACACTCGACTATTGGGAGATGTTGAAGCATGAATCAGTGCAATCAAACCGAATCCGGTGCCTGTCAACAGTTCAAGGAACTGCATGACAAGCTTGATCGACTGGATCATGCCATCCGTGGCAATGGTGAACCGGGCATCAATATCCGTCTGGATCGCCTGGAACAAAACGCGATTCGTCACGCCCGATGGATGTGGCTGATTGCTGGTGCAGGTGTCACGAGTCTGGTGAATATTCTTTTCAGCTTACTCCGAGGTTAAACATGCAAATGACCATTGATCTGGCTGATGAAGTGACTTCGCAACTCAATCAATCGGAGATCGTGACCAATGCAAAGCGGATGGTGTTACCGATTCACGATCTGTCACAGCTGCGTGAGTTAACCGTCAGCGTTGTCCCGCGTGGTGTGCAGGTTCAAAGCATCACACGCAAACTCAGCCAATACGATTGTCAGGTCGATATCGGCATCCAGCAAAAACTCACCGTGCCCCAGGATGAGATCGACACCGCAGTAAAGGATTTGAGTGGATTGGTACAGCAGATCGCCGACTACCTGCAACGCCAACCCTTGACAGATATGCCGTATGCCATCTGGATTAAGGTGGAGAACCAGCCTATCTACGATCCGGATCATCTGGCCAATCAACGGGTGTTCACATCGGTATTGACGTTGACGTACCGCATCACGAAGTGAGGAATACATGCTGCGTGTTCATTACAAACCACCGGACGGGCTTAACAAGAAACTTGTTCGGCAAAAAATGAACCAGGCGAGTTTCCAGAGTCTGGGACATGCCGGGGCAGCGATCCGGTTGACAGCCAGACGAAGCATTCGAAGGAGTAAACGTTATGCACCACCCGGTTCGCCACCACGTACACGACATGGCCAACTGCGGCGTGCCATCGTCTATGCCCGGGAAGGCAACGACCGTGTCCTGATCGGCCCCGGATTCGCCCACGTTGGCCCGTCGGCCATGGCACACGAATTTGGTGGTCGTTACCGCAAAGCCAATTACCGTGCCAGACCATTCATGGGCCGTGCGATGCGTAAGACGCTTATTGCACCTCTCTGGCGCGATTCGATTCGCTAGAAAGGAGAGTGATCAGAGCCGCTGTTCCGCCAGCGGT